CTACCAACCATTACCCATTCGCCTGCTGTTAAACCTGGGCAGTTACCTTCTGACTTGTACCATAATGTGTTAAGCGTTGTAATGGCAACAACTGCATAATCTCCTATAGAACCTACCGATGCTTTAGGAGCACCTGGTGAAGTAATTGAACCTGTTACAAATGACACGTCAGTAATAACAATTGGCTCTTGATTAGCAAAACTTTGGCCGCCAGTAGTTGTTACTGGTGCGCTGTTCCATTCTTGGATACCAAATTTGGTTGTTGATGTATCAAACCAATATGTTCCAGACTCTGGAAAAGCAGCAGGTGCAGTTGCACTTGGCTGTATTTCGTTTAGGTCAATGTCTGCTCTAATGACCCATGCTCTGTTGCTAATACCTAAATATGAGTATGCCGCTTGTAGACCGTATTCATTTATCTCTCCTGCATGGATTGGATTGTTATTATTGTCTACTTGGAAAAGCGGATCTCCAAAGGTATCTGCTAAATCTCTTTGTGATGTTAACAGGTAAGGTTTACCTGCGTTTGCTTTTAATGTACCTGCTGCTGTTCCTGTACCAGAAGCGTTTGCTTTATCCTGTGCTGATACAACGAAGATTGCAGGAGTTGTCCCTGGTTCAGCGGGAGTATAAAAACTCTCGTCAATAACCTTAACTTCTACACCTGGTGATACTAATGCCATTTTTGTTTTCTCCTATAGGAAATAGATTTCTATTCATTGTATTTATTCATTTGAGTAAAAAAAGATGGGCAAAGCCACTAATAAAAGGGGTTGAAAAGGTGAGGTAAATAACTATATGAGACCTTTATGCAAATGCGGACAGCGACCATCTGCTATAAATTACAAAAAGAATGGAAGAACTTACTATCGTAAGTTGTGCGAGGTATGTTTACGCAACGGACTTAACCACGGAATACCTAAATGGAAACAGCGTGGTTATGAAAAAAAAGAATACTGTGAAAAGTGTGGTTATAAATCTAAGCACCCAGAACAATTTAATGTCTTTCATATAGACGGAAATTTAGATAACTGTCGTCCTAACAACCTGAAGACGATATGTGCAAACTGTCAACGTCTAATTCAGAAGGAAGGAATCCGTTGGAAGCAAGGGGATTTAGTCCCCGATTTTTAAAGATTGTTTTTATTAAAACATCAACATTCTTTTCAAGTCTTGCTAAATCACCATTATTGTCAATAGTGTAGTTGCACATCCACTGCTCAATAGTCATACTAGTTGCAGGCTCTAAGTGACAATGATCTGAACGATCTACCCAAATAGCATAATCAAAAATTTCTTCGTTTTGCATTGCAAAGAATTCGCGTTTGTTGCGTAGTCCACAATAGATATCATGTTGGGCAAATAGATTACGTCCTAATCTAGCAAGATCGTCTTTACAGTAAGCGTGAATCATGTCGTACCATTCTGTACGGTGGTTATGTCTATCAGCATAACATTCTTCTTCATCTTTATAACCGTACTTGTCTTTTAGATCGTTAAAAATAAAAAGTTCGGAACAGAATTTAGAACTAGACTTAAATTTGTATCCATAACGTTCTAATAATTCACAGACAGTATCTTTACCGTGTCTGCCGTGTCCTACGACTAAAAGTTTTGGTAATTTCATTAAGAAAGTCTCCTATAATTCTCTATAGTTTACTATAAAGTAAGGAGTATGTCAAGCAGTTTTTTAACCGATGGTAAAACCGTATCCTACGCCGCCTGGAACTGATTTTGAAACTTCGTCTTCAAGTTTTTCCATTTCTGCTTGTGCTTCGCCTTTTAAGGCATCACCATTTAACTGGCCGCCACCTTGTGGACCAGCAATAGTAGCAAATTTTGAACGTGCTTCGCCTAACATAAATTTACAAGAAGCAAGTGTATAGTCTTTAATCCACTGTTTTGCTAGGTAATCATCAAGTAGGTTTTCATCAGGACGATAATTGTAACAGTAGAGTAATAGTTCTTCTTCTGTTCTTGGACGCTGTAGCAATGTTAATTGTTTAGTTGTTGTGTTCCATTTAAATTCAATAAACGAACCAAACATACGGCCAACTAATTCTTGATACTGACTAAAGAAATCATATGTTGCTAGTCCGCCCATGTTAGAACTTGATAGCAAATAAGTATTTGTGTATGCAAGATTGAATGGCTCAAACAATGTTCCGCCATCTCCGCCACCACTACGTGAACCAATACTTCTGCGGAATATTTTACGTACTTCTACTACTTCTTGAGGTAGTGTGTAAGAGTTCTGATCTACTATTGTGGGTAAAAAAACATATGATTCTTCAACTGAGTTGTCGCTACGTTGTCTAAAACGGCTAAATGCCTTTTGTAACGCTGTTTCGTAATGTACAGGGTCAAGTTCAACGTCAACCATGCCGCCACCAAGCATTGCATAAACATAGTCAAATACTTCTTGCTTTTTTGTTTTTAAATTAGCCATTCAAACAGTTCTCCATATAGTATTTATGTTCTGATAAATAGTTGTATGCCAAGATTATCTCTGTACAGGCCCGAAAAGGGCAAAGATTATAACTTCATAGATAAGCGAATCTATGAAATGTTTACTGTTGGCGGTACTGATTTATTTGTTCACAAATATTTAGGACCCGCAAATCCAGACGAAGAAAACGCGACTGCGGATCAACCGCATTATGATTCTGTAAAAGAAACAAATATTCAAGATTTGTTGTTTATGGAAAATAGAGATAGAAAATACGATCCAGACATTTACAGTATTCGCGGAATTTATAACGTACAAGATCTTGACTTTAACCTAAGTCAATTTGGACTGTTTTTAGCAAATGATGATATGATTATGGTAACTGTTCATATTAACAGTAGTGTAAAAACATTAGGACGTAAAATTATGCCTGGCGATGTAATTGAACTGCCACATTTAAAAGACGAATACGCACTAAATGATTATAGTGTAGCACTTAAAAGATTTTTTGTAGTAGAAGATGTAAACAGAGCCGCAGAAGGATTTTCACCTACTTGGTATCCACATTTGTACAGACTCAAACTTAAAAGAATTATGGATAGTCAGGAGTATAAAGAAATTTTAGACCTTCCTGCAGAAGAAGGAAGTAACAATACACTACGAGAATTACTTTCTACTTACGAAAAAGAGATGCAAATTAATAACGCTATTGTACAACAAGCAGAAGCAGATGCTGCTAAATCTGGATACGAAACAAGTCATTTTTACACTTTAAATGTTGACGAAAATGGTAATACAGAATTGTTAACTGTAGACCAAACAGATTTAGATACTACAAGTGGCGTACTTGCTGACAGATTAATGGAACCGCCTGCAAGGTCAGGCTATTCTGGTTATTTGTTAGGAGACGGCATTCCGCCTAACGGAGAAGCATTTGGACACGGTATACAATTTCCTGCTAACCCGTCATTACAAGATTATTTTTTGAGGACTGATTTCTTGCCAAATAGATTATTTCAATACGATGGAAATCGTTGGGTTAAAGTAGAAGATGCTGTACGCATGACATTGTCAAATACTAATGATAGATTGCATCAGAAAGGTACATTTATTAACAATACTAGGGCTGATACTATCGCCGGCGAAGTTGTTGAAGAACGTCAGAGCCTATCTGAAGCACTAAGACCTAAGGCGGATAACTAATGCAGCACTTTTATGATGGTCAAATAAGACGATATATAACTCAGATTGTACGTTTAATGAGTCACTTTACTTACAAAGACAGTAGTGGCAACTTAGTACAAGTTCCTGTAATGTATGGTGATATTACTAGACAAGTTGGTAGTATTCTACGCGACAACTCAGAAAATAAAATTCCTAGTGCGCCTCGTATGGGTGTATATATTACCGGGCTTGAGATGGATACTTCTAGATTAGCAGATAGTAGTTACGTTAGTAAATTAAATATTCGTGAACGTGCATATGATTCTAATAATGAAGAATACCTTAATGAACAAGGAAAAAATTATACAGTAGAACGTCTGATGCCAACTCCATATAATCTTACAGTCAATGTAGATATGTGGTCAACTAATACAGATCAAAAGTTACAAATATTAGAACAAATATTAATGTTGTTTAACCCTAGTTTAGAAATACAAACTACTGATAATTACATTGACTGGACTAGTTTGAGTGTTGTAAACTTAGAAAGTATTTCTTGGAGTAGTAGAAGTATACCAGTAGGTACAGAAAGTGAAATTGATGTTGGTACATTAACATTTAAAA